TCTACCAGTGGAATCTATCGGTGGTGCGGCATTAGACTTCCCTTTAGGGGCTATTGCCCGTTCAGGTGGTTTCTTGCAAGCAATGGGAACATGGACATTAGACGCTGGTTATGGCGTAGATGATCTATCCGCTTTTGTTACAAGTATGGGCGAAGTCATTGTTTACAAGGGTACAAACCCTAGCGATCCTAATGCTTGGAGCGAGGTCGGTGTATGGCAGATGGGTCAAACCTTTAGCCGTAGATGCTTTTTTAAATTTGGCGGTGACCTGCTATTGCTGACCCAAGACGGCTTAGTACCGATGTCTGCCGCCCTGCAATCATCCCGTTTAGATCCCCGTGTAAATCTAACCGATAAGATTTATTTTGCTGTAAGCCAAGCGGCAACTACTTTTTATGCTGAATTTGGTTGGCAAATTAATTACTTTGCTAGTGAAAATATGTTGATTTTGAACATTCCTACTGGTTTAGGGTTTGAACAATATGTCATGCACACCATTACTAAGTCATGGGCTAGATTTACTGGGGTAAACGCTATTTGCTGGGAAGTATCTGCGGATAATAAGATTTACTTTGGGGCTAACGGTTATGTAGGGCAGTTTTATACCCAACCATCAGATAATGGTTCTAACATTGTTGCAACTGCACAGCAAGCCTACAGCTATTTTGACACCCGTGGACAGCTTAAACGCTTCACGCTAGTACGCCCTATCCTACAGACCGATAACGGCTTACCGACAGTTCTATGCGGTATTAGCACCGATTTTGACACCCAACCTTTAACCAATCAGGTTGCCTTTAATCCAGCGACATTGGATGTGGGTGTTTGGGATATATCCTTGTGGGATGATGTTAATTGGGGTGGCACTTTGACTACTACTAAGTTTTGGCAAGGAGTATCAGGAACAGGGTTTGCTGGCTCAATTAACATAAATGTTGCATCGCAAGGTATTGAACTGCATTGGGCTAGTACGGATTATGTAATGGAGGTCGGTGGGGTGTTATAATGTAATCAGTTATAGGAGATTACAAAATGACACAACCAGTAAATGTATTAGGACAAAGATTTGGCAGATATTTAGTAATTGCAAAAAGCGACAAACGCACCAAAGCAATGAAGCAAATGGTGTTGTGTAAATGTGATTGCGGTACTGAAAGAGAAGTTGTAGTAGGTAATTTGCGAAGCGGTTTGACTACTTCATGTGGATGCTGGAAAAATGAAAAAACTGGCAATAGAAGAAGAAAACATGGTTTTAGCAAAACTACTATGTATTACAGATACAAACAAATGATTAATAGATGTTATATACCCACTCACAAAGAGTATAAAAATTATGGTGGCAGAGGTATAAAAGTTTGTGACAGATGGCTTAAATCAGTAGAAAATTACATAGAAGATATGGGTTTTCCACCATTTGATACTGCATCTGTTGATAGGATTGATAATGATGGTGGTTACTTTAAAGAAAATTGTCGTTGGGCTACAAAAACGGAACAAAATTTGAACAGAAGGAAGCTGTAATTGCTATGTTTTGATAAAGATTTATTAGGGCCATTTATCGCCAATAAGTTAAACATGGTATGGACACCCGAAAATTCCACGACAATTGGATGGGTAACAGAAGAAATAGAAGCAGTAGTTTGGTATGAGGACTTTAATAAAAAATCGGTAACTTGCCATATTTACTTAGAAAAAGGGTTAAATAGGCAATATTTACATACCATTTTTGATTATCCTTTTGTACAATTGGGGGTAGATAAAATTGTTGCCCCAGTAGTTAGTAGTAACGACAAGTCGGTAGAGTTTGTCAAGAAATTGGGGTTTGAGGAACAAGCACGATTACTTGATGTTTTTCCTACTGGAGATTTGTTGTTTTTTGTAATGTCAAAAGACAAATGTAGATTTTTAGGAGAAAGATATGGGAAAACAAGCTAGTGCTCCCCCACCACCCGATTATGCAGGTGCGGCAAGGGAAACTGCCGCAGGTAATCTTGATGTTGCAAGACAAACGACTGCCGCCAATCGTGTAAATCAATACACGCCTTATGGTTCGCTTGAATATCAAATGTCAGGTCAAGACCCTTATGGCAATCCCATGTGGAAAGCTACGCAATCCCTTGCTCCCGATCAACAAAAACTATTAGATATTCAAAATCAATTAAGTATTGGTACAGGTGAATTAGGTCAGCAAGGTCTTGGTTATGTGCAAAACATGATTTCCAAGCCTTTTGATACAAGTTCTTTGCCTACTACTGGTTTTAATGCTGGGCAAAGTTATCAAGATGCTTATATGCAAAGACTTCAGCCACAAATACAACAAGGGCGTGAAGCGTTAAATGTTGATTTAGCTAATAGGGGTATACCCGTAGGTTCAGAAGCCTATAAACGGGCAATGATGACCCAAGGTCAAAGAGAAAATGATCTTTTAGCCGCCGCAACTACTCAAGGATTTGGTACTGGTCTTGCCGCTAATCAGCAAGGATTTAACCAATTGGCTTACCAACGCAATGAACCTATTAATACGCTAAATGCGGTGCGTTCAGGTTCTCAAGTACAAAATCCTACATTTGTAAACCCTGCACAACAGGCTAATGTGGCTGGGCCTGATATTTTAGGTGCGGCACAGTCTACTTATAACGCCCAATTAGGTGCATCTAACGCTCAAAATGCCGCTAACAATGCAATGACAAGCGGATTAATGGGTCTAGCTGGTGCTGGAGTTATGAAATATTCTGATATTCGTACTAAAGAAAACATTGAACCTATTGGTATAGCCAACAACGGCTTGACAATATATAAGTATGAATATAAACCTGAGTTTAAAGACCATGAATTAGCTGGATCAGGCGTTCATTATGGTTACATGGCTCAAGAAATAGAACAAGTCTACCCTTACGCAGTTAGAACCTTAGATGACGGCTATAAAGTCGTAGATTACGGACTACTATGAATCCATATATCCTACCGCCACAACCTATGCAAGATGTAAGTGGTTTACAGCCCGTGTTTGGAAACTTTGCACAACAACAAGCTAACCATCAGGCGTTACTTGCACAACAAGGTCAATTAGCTGGTCAGGCTGGTCAATTTCAAGGCGGTGGAATGAATCCATTAGCTATGGCGGCAATGTTGCGTAATACAGATCGCACTAAACCTGCACCTGTATATGATAAAAGTGAAATGATGCCTGATACCCCACAGTATGCAGATCCAGCATACGCACAAGCAGGATATTAATCATGGCTGATATGGGAACACTTACCCCCGAACAGATGTTGCAACAGCAACAGATATTACGCCAACAAAAAATGGCTGAAATGTTAATGCAACAAGGTATGCAACAGCCACAAGGACAAATGGTTAGTGGTCGCTATGTTGCCCCTAGCATATTTCAAAATCTAGCTGGTTTAGCCAATCTTTATGTTGGTCAGCAAGGTATTAAAGAAGCAGAGCAAGCACAAATTGATTTAGCTAAAGCTATTCGTGAGCAAGGCGTTCAAGAAACCCAAAGATTAATGAATACTTTTGGTGGCAGATCTGCAGTTGTTGGAACTCCTGATATTCCTACTGAAACTTATGAAACAGTTAAAGGAACTCCTGCTCAACCAGCAATACCAACTAACCCAAAATTAGCATTTGCTGAAGCAATAAATATGCAATCCCCACAAGCTAGAGCATTGTTGCCATACATAGCAACAGAAGCATTTAAAAAACCTGAAACATTTACTTTGTCTGAAAATGCAAAACGATTTATGACTATGCCTGATGGTACTGTAAAAGAAGTTGCTTCAGGTGCGGTAAAACCTATTCAAATTGATACTGGTACTGCTATTGAGTTTCGTGATCCTAGTGATATGAGCAAAGTATTGCAAAGAATACCTAAGTCGCAAATGCCTACTGCTGGTCAAGTGGTTGAAACGGCTAATGGCCCAATGATTGTTAATACTCGCACAGGCGATGCTCAACCTATCATGGCTGGTGGTCAACCAATAGCACCTAAACTAACTGCTGAACAATCAAAAGATATTACTGGCATTAATCAACAAAGATCTGTTGTAGATAGTGCATTAAATTTAGTAGAAAAAACACCTTCAGCGTTTAGTTTTGGTCGTGGTGCGGCTGGTTCATTGCCATTTGGAGAAACATTGGCAGGTAGAACAGAAAAACCTGATGAAACTAAAGCCCGTGCCGCTGTATTTAATATTGTTTCTAAAGTTATCAATGAACGAGCAGGTGCGGCACAAAGCGTACAAGAACTTAAACGATTAAATGCTTTTTTGCCATCTGAATATGACAATGCAAAACAAATTAAAAATAAATTTGATGGTTTTAAAGAATATTTAAATGAACAAGAAAAAGGTACTAGAGTATCTCCATCTGCTAAACCTGAGTTGCCACAATCAAACTCATTTTCAAGCGAAGCTGATGCTCAAAAAGCATTTAGCACAGGAAAATTAAAGGTTGGCGATAAAATTACTATTAATGGCGTAACTGGAACTTGGAAATAAATTATGCCTTTTGTACCTGATACCCAACAAGCCCCACGCTTTGTCCCTGACGAAGTAATTTCACCTGCATCTACAGCGTATGCAGGGCCAATTATTCAAGAAAATCCAGTATGGCAATCTAATGCTGGTGGGGCGGCTTTTGGTAAGCCAAGAATGGTTAATCGCACTAATGTTCAGGAACAGCCAAGACCTTTAGAATCAGCATTAGCTGGCATGACAAAATCTGCTATTGATCCACTTGTTGCAGGAGCACAATTAGTTACTGGTGGAAATCTAGGAACAAGCCAATTAGCCCAAAACTTAGACAAACAAGCTGATGTTTATTACGAAGCTAACCCTGCATCTTATATAACTGGTCGTGTTGGTGGTGCAATAGCCCCTGCTTCAGCCGTTACTAAAGGTGCTGGAATGATACCTAGCTTTGCCCGTGCCAATCCAATGGTGCAAGGTGCTGTTTTAGGTGCTACTTCAGGAGTAATAACACCTACAAACACAGGTCAAACTGGTGCAGAAATGTATCAAAATGTTGGGCAAAATGTTGCATTAGGAACAGCTTTAGGCGGTGCTATTCCTGCGGCTGGTCAATTGTCTTCTATGTTGCGTGGCAAAGAGCCTAGCCCACAAATGATTGACGCTATTACTAAAGCAAGAGAATTAGGTTATGTAATACCACCTACTCAAGCTAACCCTAGTGCGTTGAATCGGTTTATGGAAGGTGTTGCTGGAAAGATTAGTACGGCTCAAAACGCTAGTGCAAGAAACCAAGAAATTACTAACAAGTTAGCCGCTAAATCATTAGGTTTGGCAGAAGATACCGCCATTACTCCCCAAGTGCTTGCAGATTTGCGTACTACGGCTGGAGATGCTTATAAAAATTTAGGTTTATCAGGTCAAGTAATCACAGATAAATCTTATCTTAGTGCTTTAGATGACATTGCCAAACCATTTTTGGTTACAGCAAAAGGATTTCCTGATGCCCCACAAAGCCCAGTTATAGATTTAGTGCAATCATTAAAGTCACCTAGCTTTGATGCTACTGCCGCTATTGAGAAAGTTAGACAGTTAAGAACTGCCGCTGATGACGCATTTAGAAGTGGAAACACAGACATAGCTAGAGCATCTAAAGGTGCGGCTACTGCCATTGAAAACGCATTAGAAAATCATTTATCTAAAACAAAGCAAACAGATTTATTAGATAAATTTAGGGAAGCCCGTCAATTAATTGCCAAAACTTATACTGTTGAAAAAGCCGCTAATACAACTACTGGCACTATTGATGCTAAAAAACTAGCCGCCCAATTACAGCGTGGTAAACCTTTATCAGCCGAATTAAAAGATATTGCCCAGTTTAGCCAAGCGTTTCCAAAAGCAAGTCAAGCAACAGAAGCTATGGGTAGCTTGCCACAATTAAGCCCATTAGATTATGCCGCTGGATTGATTGGTGGGGTAAGTACGGGTGGACTTGGTGCTGGGGCTATATTAGCTAGACCAGCATTGAGGGCGGCTTCATTATCTTCACCTGTGCAAAATCGTTTAATTCCAAGCACAGCCGCACCATTTTTAACGCCTGACCAGCGTAACTTGTCAAGACTATTAACATTGCAAGGCGTACAAGGAGCAACAAATGAGTAGAAACGGATCGGGTACATATTCCCTACCTGCTGGTAATCCAGTAGTAACTGGCACAACTATATCTAGTACATGGGCTAATAACACTCTTACAGATATTGCTACTGCCCTTACAGGTTCATTGGCCGCAGACGGACAAACTACCGCTACTGGCAACCTTAAAATGGGTGCTAACCGCATTACAGGGTTAGCTGATGGAATAGCGGCTACCGATGCCGCAACAGTTAATCAAGTTCCTAGTGCCGCACTTTTTTTATTAAAAGCATCAAACTTGTCAGATGTTGCTAACGCTACTACATCACGCACTAATTTAGTTGCCGCCAAATCAGGGGCTAATAGCGACATTACTTCCTTAACTGGTTTAACTACACCTTTAACCGTTGCCCAAGGTGGTACAGGTGCGGCTACATTAACTGCTAATAATGTTATTCTTGGTAATGGCACTTCTGCACCACAATTTGTAGCACCAAGCACATCAGGCAATATTTTAACTTCTAATGGAACTACTTGGGTTTCTTCTGCACTTCCTGCTGGTAGTGTATTGCAAGTGGTTAGTGCTACTTATAGCACTAGCACATCTACAACTAGCAGTTCTTATGTTTCTACAGGATTATCTGCTTCAATTACTCCTAAATTTTCAACAAGTAAAATTCTTGTAATTGTAAGTATGGCTATTCAATCTGCTTCAGGTAATTTTGAAACAATTACTATATTTAGAGGCACTACATCAGGAACAGATTTAAGTGCTGGTAGTGGTTTTTCAAACAATACTAATAACACAAGTATTCAAGCCTGTCATGTTGGAATTGCTTATTTAGATTCTCCAGCAACTACTTCTGCAACTACATATACAGTAGGAATGAAAACTGGTGGTGGAACTTGTTATGCACAAGTAGTTGGTTCAACATCAACAATTACTTTAATGGAGATTGCGGGATGATTAATATACATGATGCTATTTACGCACTTAATTCATCTATCATAACCATTCGTGGTGACATAGCTTATGATGCCAATGAACAAGAAGTATCCTATGACATATCACAAGCAGAAGCTAAATTAGCTGAACTTCAGGCACAAGCCCAAGCTGATGCACAAGCAGTCATTGATAAAAAGGTTTCTGCACTAGCTAAACTAGCCGCACTTGGTCTAACTGAAGATGAAGTAAAAGCGTTGGTCGGCTAATATGTCTTTTGAAATTGACCCAGTTAAATACGGCCAGCTTTGGGAAAAGGTTGACCAATTAACTCAAAAAGTAGATAAGTTAGAAGATGGCATGGAAGAATTGCTTGCTTTGGCTAACAAGGGTCGGGGTGGGTTTTGGGTAGGAATGATGGTTGTATCAGCCTTTTCTACTTTCATTGGTTTTATTTCACACTACTTCACAAATAAATGATTTTAGAAACCATTATTGGTGCTTTAGTCCCCGTAGGAATTGACGGGATTAAAAGCCTGATTGGAATGGTTACAGGCGGTGTAAAACCTATTTCTGTAGATGAGCAAATTAAGTTAGATCAAAACGAAATAAACAAGCTACAAGCCATTGCACAGCTAGATAACCCCTACGGTACACCTAGCCAATGGGTCATTGATCTAAGGGCATCTAGCCGCTATTTAGGGGCATTGTTTGTCATTGTCGTAGGTATTGGTACATTGTTTTCATCGGTTACCCCTGAAATTCAAAGAATTGGCATAGAAGCCGCCAACATTGCCTTTGGTTTCTTGTTCGGCACACGCATTATGGCTAACCTAAAAAAATGATAAACAGCCGAAGCCTTGATGATTTGATTTCTCCAGCTAAAGAGCGTGTAGAGCATTTTCTTAGTCTTTGCAAGGATGAGGGTATAGACCTGCTAGTTACTTCAACTTATCGTGATAACGAATCTCAGACGGCTTTATACGAACAAGGTAGGACTACGGCAGGAAAGGTGGTTACCAATGCGAAAGCAGGTGATTCTTGGCATAACTGGCGTTGTGCTGTTGATGTCGTACCTATGGTCAACGGCAAGCCTAATTGGGATGGTTCTCACCCTGTATGGTCTAAGATCGGAGAACTAGGTGAACAAGCAGGGCTAGAATGGGCTGGTAGATGGCGTTCATTCAAAGAATTAGCCCACTTCCAGTACACGGGTGGGCTAACCCTCACAGACCTTAAAGAAGGCAAGCAGATCGCTTAAAACGGGGCGTATTGGTTGTGATAACTTGCCTTACGAACTCTAAACTGAAATAACTCCTCATGTTCAGGGTATTCCTTGGCAAACTTTCTAGCATAGTGACTAATCCAGCCGTCATCTATCTTAAAATCCCCCGTATTACCAATGGCCGTTTCCCAGCGTACCCGATGGAATACGCATTTAGCTGAAAAGTATTGGCGTCTTGCCGCCACCTGTAATGAGAATTTTTTAAACATTTCCCATATATCAGGATGCTGGGCGTCATAAATTTCAAAGTTTTCTTTTGTCCATTTATTGTTCATATTACATACCCGTGCATTAAGTAATTAGTACCAAAAATAATGACGCAGATCAAAATAGCTACTAAACCGCCTTGGATAAATTCTTTCATGCTGATCTCCTAGTGAAATATTTTGTAGCGTGGGTTACAGGTAACTTCTACGGGTACATCACTCATAGTGCCATTGATCCTACGCTTTGCCGTGATGACTACGGGGCGTGTACCAGCATCTTCACACTCTGTAATACCTAGTATGACTTGAGCACGGCTCATGTGAAAAGCCTGTTTATCAGTTTCTAAGCTGACATTGGGTGGTTCAAAAGAACTACAAGCGGCCAACGCAAAAGGGGTAAGTAGTAATAAGTATTTCATTTGTCGTTCCGTTCTGACCAAGCCATTTGAGCCTGTTCGTTAAATTTATCAAAATTGAGTGCGTGGATCATTTCCCATACGCTTGTTTTTGTGTCGCAGGTGCAGACATCTTCTATTTCTATGCCGCCTACATGACCAACGCTAGGTTCGTCTTTATCTATATACCCGTAAACATCTAGGTATGTATCACCGCAGTACATTGAAAATAAATAGTTATTGCTCATTTCTATCTCACTTTTTTAAAAAGTAGCCCCCGTAGGGGCTGGTTAATTAAACTAATTTAGGTCTTTGAATTACTGTTTGTTTAACGCCATTACGAACACCGTGATCTTTAATTGTGGCTTTAATAGTAGCTGTTTCGCCTTTATTTGGAAAACCAATTGCGTAACCTTTGTAAATAACAATGTTTTTGTCAGCATCTTCACAAATATTAATAAAATTTGTGCCATATAAGCCATTAATTTCAACAACATGAACACAAGTAATGGTTAAAGTAACTTTTTCACCAACAACACCAATATGCTGGCGAGTTGCATCTAAAGCCGCTTGTTTGTTTTTCCATTCAGCTTTGCGAACAATGCGGTCAGCAATACATTTGCGTACTGCTTCTACTTGCTTTTCAGACAATTTGCCATATTTTGCATAGGCAGAAGCTAAAGAGCCAACAAAACCTTCTTTGTAGCATTTAAAATTGCCTTCATCGTCATAGGTGCGGCCATCAGCTAAAAAACTTTCAATGTCTGACCAATCTTCGTAAGTTTTGCAAAAGGTTTTGTTTGCATTAGCTAAAATACGGGCTAAAGTTGCTTTTCTGTAAGCATCTTCATTTTCTATTACTGTGTAACCTCTAGTAGTTGCCATTTTGCGTTCCTTTTTCTATCTCACTCGGTATTGAGTGATACCAGTTTAGTTAAGCTAACTTAACAATACAAGTATTATTTAATAGGGATATACCCTTAGTTGTAAAAAAGATACAGGGCAGTATTTGGCAGTTACTAACTGTTAGGTGGAAAGCCGCAAAAACCCTAACTTACTGCATCCTACTATGGCGGCTTAACGCCCTAAAGAAGTTGGGGTACTCACAATCCTGTATGTGAAGCACTCTTGCTTTCCCCCGTTCCCGTGAAGGAATTAAAGATTGTTCTTTACCTGATAAAAGCGTAACAGATGTTGAAAGCACTCCCAGCCCTTTTGAAGCTGGGGTTCTTCTACTTCTACTAATTTTACTTGGTTAGTTGTGCCGTTGACAAATACTATGGCACACCGTGCGTTGGGCAAGTTTAGCCCTTCACGATATGCCGCTAACTGTAGTTCATGCTCGAACCATACATCAATTTTATCAAGATCGGTAGTCTTAGTCTTAAAATCTACTATGAACCCCGTACCTTGACCGTTGATTGGTTTGGCCATAAGGTCGCACTTTCCCCCAAAGCCCAATTGGTGACCAAAAGAACGCTCACTTAGCCACGGCTGGCTTCCAAACGCACCTTTAAGCGTACTATCAATTGCATCAAGGTAAGCTGGTTTTTCAGGCAAATACATTTGCTCAAAGTAACCTTCAATGATGTTATGAATAGCCGTACCACGCTCTGCCGCTTCCCTACCAGTAGCCTTACTATCCTTCATTACCCTAGATAGCCAAACCCCTTCTTCTTCCCCATCTAAGCGAGGTAATGTAAGTGCGGCAAGGATAGCTTGTTCTTGCATCCATCGGAGCAATCCTTCACCTTTGCTGGCAACACCGATGATTGTGGTAACTGAGGGCAATAAACCAAGTTTTCGTGCATCAGATACATTTGTTGCCCGTTCCTTGCCCGTAGACGATCCAATGACTGTATAGGCTGGACTGCCGTCTTTAGTATAGAAGTGACCACTTTTTTCTTCCTTTTCTTTAACTATCATTTTTTTCCCCAAAAATACAAATCTTGACTGTCAGAGTTTACTGAAATGCCAAAATGTTTAAAAATTGTGTAAAAGTCAAAATGGTCTACAAAGTCTTTTATTTCAAGGTTTTTGTAATAATTGTTGGTAAAAGGTGATGCGTCTGCGTTAGTGTCTGAAGTCCCATGCTTGGGTCTGCCAACCGTAGCACAAGTCATAATTACTAAGTCTTTAGACAACTCGCACATTTTGTCAAATGTTTTTATCCAATCAATGTCGTGTTCTAAACATTCACAAGAAATAACGGTATCAAAAGTTGGGTCAAAAAAAGGTAATTCATGCCCCTTGCAAACCATGTCTACATCTTTACCTGCCCCAATGTCTACCCCTAAATAGTCGCATCCTGTAAAAAATTCACGGACAGACCCGTTAATGTTTAATGACCCTATTTCTAGGACTTTTTTGTTGGCAAAACTGTCAGGGAAAAAACCCCTAACAGATTGCACAAATGCCATTTGATTAGGATGGCTCATCAGAACGGTATGTCGTTTAATGCGTCATCTTCAATCTTAGGGGCATCAGCTTCCCTAGCCTTTTGACCACGCCATTCAGACGATTCTGTAATCTTTTCTTTGTAATACTTTGGCAAGGCATCGTACTTAGCTTGGTCAAATTCAGCTAACCAAAAATGCAGGGTAGGATTGACACCTTCAGGCTGGGCGTTACGCAAGGCAGACGGTACAGGGCTAATACCGCTAATGTTGGCGTACTTGCCATCTTCTGAGTGGGTAATGTTGACCATGCAAAACTTACCTAATAGATTACGCAGGTCAAAGTTCTTGCGATCTTCTGCGGTCATTTTTTTGCTTGACCACGACTCTAAGTCTTGGCGTAGCCGTGCCTGATCGCCTAAACTAACTGTATATCGTTTTGATACAATTAATGGTTTACCGTCATCTGTTTTTAATGGTTTGCCTTGATCGTCATCCCCGTGCAGCTCCCAAGTCAATACAACTTTGTGCATAATTTTGGTTTCTCCAGCCCATTCGGTAGCCTGATGCCCTAGGTCAATGACCGAGTACAAGCGAGCCATTAAAAGCCCAGCAGGGGCAATTTTAAATTCTTTACTGTTATCGCTGATAATCATTTTTTACTCCACATTGTAGGAAAATTATTTAAAGGGTTGCCAAAACAATTACTAAAATCGTTTATGACATCACGCAAAACGGGGTTTACATTAGTGTTGCGGATTGGTGATGGCAAGCCACACGCATAGCGTAGGTCACCTATCTCATCTTCTGTAATAAATACCCCATTTTCGAGGTCTTTAAAGATGCGTTCCAAATGTTGCTGGAAGTTGTTGAAGTCTTGATCTTGCTCACTCATAAGAGTTCTCCTAATTAACACGGCTCATGCCGTATTTAGATATTAAGCCAACTTAAAACATAAAGCAATACTTTATTTGCAAAATGTTGTAAAAATGTTAAGATAGCTTATGGATAAAATTACATCAACAGCAATGATCCGTCTTTTAGGCGGTTGTACACGGGTATCAAAGTTGGTCAATGTATCCGTACCTGCCGTGTCTATGTGGCAAAACGGGGACATTCCCTACGATAAGCTGGTGATCCTTGCCGCGACATTAGAAAAAGAATCACATGGTTTAGTAACCCGTAAAAACCTGTTTCCAAAAAATTACAAGTTGATATGGCCTGAATTAGATTGATGTATACTGTGTGGGCAGATTGATCCCTGTACCATTAAAATCGACAAGACCCTTTAGGGTAGCTTTGAGCATTTACTAAAAGTTGTCGAACCTTTTAGCAAGTGGGATCAACTTAGAGCTACCTTAAGGGGTTTTTCTATTTCTGCCGTACTCCAAACGATATAAAGCACTTAAATGGGTGGCGTGGAATAGAACATGGGCTGGTTTACACCTGACAGCAAGCCCCGTAGCGTTGAGTGGCGACTACACAAGATACAAGGACAATGGTGA